ATGCCAATTAGCTTTTGAACGGGCACGCTCCGCCCAAATGATGCCGTCATACATCTTGTCGGTGAGCCAGAACGGCAAGACATTTTCCAAGTCAGCCATGAACATGCGGAACCAACCCATGCCCGGGTTGCGGATCATTCCGATATCGACGTCAAACAGCACGTTTAGGTTGGGCATGTGCATGAGCGTCGCCAGAGGCGCGGATTTTAGTTGCTCGATGTAGAACTCGACCTGCTGCAGCGTAATCCCATAACGCTGTGAGACGAACCGCAGGGTCGCCTCGCAGTAATCGTGCGCCCGGGAAGCGTGCACCTTATGGTCCCAATCGCGGCCTTTGTATGTGGCTCGTATGCTATTGCCCTTAGCATCGTACGCAGTTTGCTCAACCAGATTGTTGATGAGTTCTTTTGCGAATGGCACGTGTTGGACATCGTTAATCATTCCTAGGCACACGCCGCGGACGTGCGCTGGCCCGGGGTCCTCATTGCGTTTTCGTTGCTCGCGGCTAGGTTGTAAATCCAAAGCCCATCCTACACGGCTAAGCAGTCGCCCGGGTTTTGGCCCCATGACGAAGCTGTTTTCGCTGGTTGGCCAGAACAACGAGCTGCAGAACTCAACCAAGTGCAGCTCGTGATCCAACCTAACTTTGGCTTTTGCAGTGAAACCGAGATGCCGAGCGTAAAGTATGACTTGCTCAGCAGCGAGCATGCCTTCAGGGTACGATGCCAACATGTCGTCACCATGGGCTATGCATATGAAATAATGACTGTCCGGGGGCCCGAGAGATTTTTCCTCATGTACAGGCTCCAGCCCAAGACCGGCCGCGCTGGGGTCTTCGTCAGCGAAGCGCACAAACTTGGCTTTCTTCTCTTCCTCACCTTGGCGGTACTCGATCACTTGCTTAGTGATTTCTGGGTTTTCCGGCACCATAATCCTAGCGAGGCGGTATTCGTCGGCACGATTGGTTCTTCTGGTGGTAGCACGCGCTATGTCCTCAGGTGATATCTTGTTCACGATACAATAAATGAAACAATGCATCAAACAATTGATAAGCGAG